TGCTAATGCTGCTAATGCTGCTGCTAATGCTGCTTATGTTGCTGCTAATGCTGCTAATGCTGCTGCTTATGCTGCTGCTAATGCTAATGCTCGCGACGAAGAAGAAATGGTTAATCTATTACTTATGATAGAGTGTTTATGATCGCACAGGACGCTTACGAAAACGAATATGATGACCACGGCGAGTTATTGCCTACCGTGAATTGGGACGCTAGACACCCAGAAGTAGAGCCATTGATATTTAATAGATCGTATTATCAAAAAGAAATAATCAAGTATAAGAAGTTATACGCTCATGAAATTATCATGACACTTGCTGCATTTATATTTGGAATATTGATAGGGAGATTTTTAGTATGAGAAAGATACATCTCATAAGCGAGTCACGAACAATAACACCATGTGGACTTAGTGAATCACACAATGTCATTAAGACAGCATTAAATCCTAAAAAAGTAACTTGCTTGAAATGCAAAGCAACGAATTGGTATAAGCAAACTAAAAAGAAATGGGCATAGTATGAAAAAAGATACTGGATATAAAACACTTTTAAGGGCATCCAAAGAGTATTTTGAAAAGTGGGGGCAGTATATGAAACGAGCAAATATTGCTGAGAGAAAATGTGAAAAGCTAAAACAGCTTTTACTCTTAACCGATCCTGCCGTTAGTGATGTGAATATGAATGATTTAACAATGCGGCAATGGCAAGAATTTATCACTGAGTTTCCAGATGAAGGCTCAAAATAACCCAACAAACTAGCGAGGAATAAAGATGATAGAACTTACAGATCTAATACTGAAAATTGGCATAGCTACATCAGGCATCGGAATTGTCGTAATGTTTATTGCTCTGTTATTATTGGTATTTTCAAAATAACAAACTAGCGAGGAATGAAGATGACATGCACATTAGAACAGTTGAAAGCATCTGGATTGGCTTTTGACCAAGAATCGAACATAAATATTAAATATGGACAGAGCGTGGTGGTGGATAAGATCAACAAAATTCTCTGTGAGAAGCTTGAGTATAGAGAAATTGACGCCAGGGAAATACATGAGGTTTACGACAGCATTCGGTCAGGCAAAGGCACTCTTAACGATCACTTTATTCTAAGAACTAAAGCTTTCAAAATCCCCCCTACAAAGGCCGTTGAAGTTCCGCAAGAAGTACTCACAGAACTTATTAAACTATTAAAAGATCCAGAGACTAAAGAGATGATTAAAATAATCACGGAGCTACTGAAATGACAAACTTTAAGTCAGCGAAAGAAATGGCACAGGCTTTATTTTTTGATATGAAGAAGATAATGTGTGATGACTGGAGCGAGCATGAGTATGTCTATTGGAGTGATAGGGACCTCAAATTGGTTGATGAAAATGAGCGAGATGTTTCTATTGATCTAAGCGAATTTGATATTTATGGCATCTATGAAGAACCAAAGCAGCCTGAATATTTTTATCAGATCGTTGGTAAAGTAGCAGGCAGCTGGGTAATGCAAGCTTATCTTGAAAAAGAATCAAACATTCCAATAGGGTTCAATAAAACAGGCCGTAAGTTCATCGAGAATGATAAGGGTGAGTTAGTTGAGGTGAAAGATGTCTAAAGTAAGAAGGCCAAAATTTGATGATGATAAATTTATTGATTTTTATTTTGAGCAATTTTCTGAGGTTGGGGACAAGCCACTAAAAACAGTTCATTTTTATGGTGAAGGATATTATCCAGTTAATGCATATGATCCAGGAGACCAGCTAAAGCAAATGCGCTCCGATGCAAAGTGGCTACTTCAGTGCGCTGACTATCTACAAAAGGAATATTCAAAATGAGCATACCAGAAGAATTATCGCGCTTAAGAGATGAGAAGGCTGAAGAGTACAAAAAAGAGGCATTCACAGCTTTTCCGAATGGCTATCATGTTGGGCCAGGTGAGAATGAGCCAGATGTTGATTTTATAATTGGCTTTGATGCCTGCCACTCAATCATGTCTGAGAGAGAGAAAGAACTTGAGGATAAGCTTCAGGTTGCTGTTGAGTCACTTACTGTTATTTCTGGAAGACATGAAACTCATGTATGTGATGACCACACAGCTTGTGTAATTGAAGCTAGAATAACGCTTGATAAACTTGGAGTGAAATAATGAGTAACGAAAGAGAATGGCGCAGATGTCGCCAAACATATGCAGATCCTATTTCTGGATATTGGGAAGATAAAGGCACTGATATGATTGAATATGCAGCTTATTTAGACCTCCAATCCCAACTCTCAGCCAAAGAAGCCGAGATTGCAGAACTATCCAAAAACTGCATATCACTTAGCTTGCATGAGAGTCGAGTATGGGCGCTAGAAGAGCAGTTAGCTAAGAGTGACCTTGAGGTTGTGAAGCTGAGGGAAGCTATAGGTATAGCTAATGCCGCCATAAGTGTTGCTGCTAACCGTAAAGAGTGCAAAGGATGGTCATGTTGCTCTTCATGCGGACCTATTTATGAATGTGAAGAAGCACAAGAAAAGATTAAATTACTTATTGAGGGGGATAATATATGAAAGTTTACATACCAAAACTTGTTGAAGGTACAGAAGATCAATACAAAATCTATACTGAGAATAGAAACACAATGCTTTGTGATGAACAGTTGGATGCAGAGTTTGTTAAGCTATCCGATGTTTTCCGCGCTTTAGATGAGTGCGAGGGCGATCTTGATTATTTTAAATTTAAACTTCCGAGTTTAAAATGACCACTTTACAAGAGCAAGATCAGATAGCAGCTATGGAACACGCTCGTGCTAATTCTATGCACAGCCCTGTTTCGTTTCTCGCTGGCTTAGAGTTTGAGCGCAAAAGACAGAGTGAGAGCGTTGAAAAAGCAATAAGAATGCTTAGACATCATTTATCTGTGGCAGAGCGTGGAAATAACGGATCAGTTATAAGTGCTTTAACAGAATTAGAAACCTCAACAATTTGAATCTGAGAGGATTAATGAAAGCGTATAAATGGAGAAAGTTTGACTACATTGCAGATAGAATCGCGAACATATTTGGATCTATTTATCAACTTGTCGTTACTGGATTTTATATTGGCAAGAAAATGTTGGAGTATTGCGTATGACCACTTTACAAGAGCAAGATCAGAAAGCAGCGAGTGAATATGCTTACGGTGCAGAAGAGTCATGTGTGTCAAAGCACGAGGTGGCAAAGAAATGCTTCCTCACTGGCTTAGAGTATGAGCGCAAAAGACAGAGTGAGAGGGTGTGGAAACTGACTAATGCATTTGCAGTATATGCTAAGCACCAAGGAATATGCTCAATACTAGAAGGTGTTGACTGTCGATGTGGGCTTGATGATTTTATGAAACAATTTGAATCTGAGGGGATTAAAAATGATTAAATATCTATTATTACTGTTACTAACGAGCTGCTCTAGTAACGTTTTGATGCCAAAACATTACTTAAAACAAGAGCGCATCCAGCTTTCCTGGGAAAATGGACATCCAGAACGCCAAGAATGGTCAGATGCTCTTATCGCAGCACTTGCTCAAAAAGTACCTGAGATGTCTAAGGCTAAGGACATTAAAACATTCTGCCCTAAGTTTGAATTATTAGAGCCCATTCAAAAGAATAGAGCCTTTGCTGAGCTAATGATAGGCATGGCTAAGTTTGAATCTGGATACAAACCAGAGACAGCTTATAGAGAGTGTGATAAGACTCGTTGCCGTTATTCTTCATGCTTCAAGCATCCTACTTATGGTTATTGCATGATTGGCAATAAGAACTATGATGAGGGTGTGATTACAAGTCGTGGACTCTTACAGATGTCTATTCATTCAAGCATGAGTTATGGATGCGGATTGAAAGAATCTAGCGAACTTCACTCGCCAGAAAAGAATCTTGCTTGCGCTGTTATCATTTTAGATAAGCAGATTAAACGTGAGGGTGTTATCGCTCCATCTCACTCGTACTGGAGCGTCATAAAATCTAGTTATTCAGGTAACCATATAAGTGAGATAGCAAAAATGGTTAAAAACAATGTGAGCGAATGCAAATGATGCCGCATCAGGAACAGATAGATCAATTTTATGAGCTGTTCAACAATGGATGGTCAATCACATACTCAATGTCAAAGGCTAGAATATCAGGAAAGCAATATAAGTCTTTTATAGCATCTGATCCAGACCTTAAGGCTAGAATTGATGAATATAAGTATAACAAAAGACGCACGACTAAATGTACTTATGAGGGTAGAAAACTATCCTACTCAGAGTTTGAGAGCCTTGGTCTTAAAAAAGAATACCAATCGGCTCAAGATAAAATGAACAGCATTGAGCGTACAAAGGCCGTCATTGAATCAATTAGATGTATACCTGTAGAATTACCAGAAACAAGTTACTCATTACCTAGGGGATATTATGAACGATAGAGAGATCATTAAACTACTAGCATTTGGTCAGTATTCATTTACTAGAATGAAGACATCGATTGACGTTAAAGAAATGGAAGTCTTTGTTGAGGCGGCTCTTTGGCATCATGATTTTATTAACAAGAAACAAACAGATCTTAAGTATCTAAACGCAATGCATCTAGGTAATCAAATACAAGAAGCTGTAGAGCATATGCCTGTTGATATATCTGAGATGGTCTAGTTTAAAGGCCCTTGATGTGTTTCTTATGGGTTATCTTTGGCGGGAAGTCTTTTCTAGCTTGAAGGACTTCTTCAAATTCATGCCATCGAGCGCCAGTAAGCATCGCGCTTATAGACTGTCTTGATGTTTTATACTTCTCGGCAATTGTTTTTGTCATCATGCCAGAGTTTGAAAGCTTAATTATTTCTATAACCTGATCTATTGTAAATCTCTTACCCTTAGACTTTAGCACTTGCCTAGAGTGTTTGATGTTTTCTTTATTTGAAACCCACTGAAGATTTTCGACTCTATTGTCTGTCTTTATTCCGTTGATATGATTAACAGCTTTTTTCTTATCTGGATTATTTACGAATGTTAGTGCTATCAATCTGTGAACTAAAGAGTTAATTCTTTGTTCTGATTTACATATAATAAGTTGAAAATATCCACTACTACATATATCCCCACTAAGAGTTCTTCCTTTTCTTTTCGTATTAACAATAGTTCCACGCTTGTTTGTAAATGTAATTATTCTATCTAGTGACCTAATATTTCCAAGATTGCTTGCCTCATAAAATCCTTCATAACCAGGTATTGCTTTCCATTCTTCTTTTTTCATATGACACAGATACTAAGAAACTGGACCTTAGTAAATCTTGTCATCATAACTTGTATTTCTTACAAAAACTTAAATAATACTAGTGTGAGTGGAGGGTTGCGCGTGAAGACTGCATTGATTATTCCTGATGTGCATATAAATTACGCAGACAAAAAGGCTTACAAGCTAATGCTCCACGTAGCTTCTTCGATTCAAATAGATGAAGTCGTTGTACTAGGTGATTATGCTGATTTTTATTCCGTCAGTTCCCACTCTAAATGTAGCTCTGTCATGCAGTTACTACTTGATGAAGTAGAAGCTGTTAACAAAGAACTAGATAAATTAGACAAACTATTCCCGTCGCAACTAAAAGTAATGCTCTGCGGCAATCATGAGCATCGCCTAGCCCGATACATTCAAAACCAAGCACCCGCACTCTTTGGCGTAACAGATATTAGAAACCTCTTTAGATTCGATCAGCGCCCCAATTGGCGATACGTAGCCTATGGCCCTAATCAGAAGCATCATGTTCTTGGATCTAAGCTAATAGCGCGACACGAGCCATTGGGACCTAACGCAGAAACCACAGCCAGAAAAGCAATGGCTAGCATCGTTCACGGCCATACGCATAGAATAGAAATGGCTTGCAGCACTTCATTAACAGGCGAGCAGCATATATCTTTTTGTCCTGGCTGGCTTGGCGATAAGCGAAATGAAACTGTATTCGGTTATGTAAAGCATCATGCCAACTGGCAACTTGGTTTTGGAATCGTTCACGTAGCAGATGAGACAAAACAATTCTACCCGACCATTGTTCACATCAGAGATGATTACACGTGCGTCTATGGAGGGAAAGGTTATCGAATTAAATAAGATGGTTTTGATTGAATGGATTGATGCTGAAAGCGAAGACTCCTGGACATTCTCTCCAGATATAGATCATGGATGCGCTTTGATTAAATCAGTTGGATGGTTATTGAAAGAATCTAAAAAGTCCGTAACTATCGCATTGAACCATGACACTAAAAATGATTCATGGTCATGTATAATGAAAATTCCAACTGGAATGATTAAGACAAAAAAGATCATTAAATAACAAGAGGTATTTGTGGGACTATGTTTATCAGTCAAAAAAGACTACGAGTTAGTAATCGGCGACATTAAAATCAGATTCAGAAAAGTATGCTCAGGCACCAATCAAATGATGATAGAGGCACCTAAGGATATAAAGATTAAGCTCAATAAAATTGAATCTATTGAGCCTAAAATAGTCAAAGCTTCTACTTTGAAGTCTCAGACGTAGGGACGGCTGGGGCTTCAACTTTAGGATGATCTTTGTGGTATTGATTAGACTTCTCTAGAGCAGTACCAAAACCAAAACCGAAAAGCAAAGCTGCGAAAATTGGAAACATATAAACTCCTTTTATGGGGTGTTAATAAATTCAACGCCTGACATTAATGTATAAGTAATACTTGCTGTTTCTACCTGGGAACCATTAACTCGCTGAACTTGAGATGTAAATGTTGCAGGTATAGATGCAGATGGCCCAAAGTATCTATCAACAGGAGGAACAGATATTCCAGCGGTTCCTGTAAGCACGTTGGCGCTCCAAACACTTAAAGATGTCACGTTGTAAGTTACTACAGCGTAGCAATTTGCATTTACTGTCGTTGCACCCGTGATTGCTCTATTTACCTTTAAAGTAGTATTACTACTTACTAGTGTTGCTCCCATAATATTCTCCTTTAAATTGGACGATAATATATACGCATAGTGAAGCCATTTGGACTTCCAGTCTGGTGACTAACAGAATTGCATCTTAATCTATCACCAGCATTAAATGTAGTCTTTGACAACACTGGAATTGTACACCCAGTAGGCGTTGTTGCAATAGAAACCCATGAAGATGTGGCGTCGTCATATGTAGTATCCCACTGAGAATCAGAAGGTGCAGAACTTGTAGCTTTTGGTGTTGTTGAAAAAATACTAGCCCATGTTCCGCTGTTCTGAGTAGACCATTGAATATCTAACTCGCTAGTTCCACCGCTTCCAGATGTATTATGCTGCAAAACAATTGCAACGATCTGAGAGTCAGAAGGGAACGGCTCAACATCTGAAATAGTAGCAGGAGGAGTATATTGATTATATGTAGGAGAGCCGCCATTTGATAATGCTTTTAAATAACCAAACTCAAAATGCTTATACTGATAGTAATTAATGAAATTCACACTTGAAGCAACACGAGAGAGAGTCGCCTCACTCACTGATGCTCTGTACTTAACTTCTTCATCTTGTAAATTAATCCTAAGCGGTGTTGCATCTGACATACTAACTCCTATATGATCCGATAAGGGAATGCTTCATCACTAACAAATCCGATCAAGTCTACTTCATAACCTATTAGTGGATTAAAGCCTAATTCTCTATCTACTGTCAAAACTGAACCAGCAATATCAGTAACAATAGCCTCAATAGAGTCTACAGTGTATGCATAATTATGCACTCTTACAACGCATCCAACATAGAAAACGCTTGGATCTGCGACTTCTACCGTAGTTTGATCTGCTGAATTGGCAGTCACTAAGATATGTGGATTCATATATACATGCGCGATCTTGTTATAAGCATCGGCTGTGTCGTAATCTGCTATCTCAATGATGTAATCTTCTGCAGGGGTAAAGCTTAACGGTGGATCAACGAGCAAAATGTTTGAATTGCCAGGACTAAACCCAGTGAAGATAGTTTCTTCTACATCTGTAAAGTCTGCGCTTCTTACTTTAATTCTTAACCCAACATAATCCGGCCATTTGTCTCGCTCTAATTCTAGGGCAGTAGTTGAAAATGATTTTTTTAAAACCAGACTAGACGATGTACTTGCAGATGTAACTTTAGAACTTGGAGAGATAACACCGTACCGTCCGTCAATACCGTAAGCAGTATCAACTATATCGATAGAGATCTCACCAGTCTTAAAATTAAAAGACTTATTCTGCACTTCCATAACACGAGACGCAAGGCCGCGAAGTCCAGTTTTCGAGTCTAGCAATTGCAAATCTTTAATTATGCAAGTATCGCCAACCTCTAAACCCCAGCCAACACTGAATGGAACTTTAACGCCCTTTAGGCTCTCAGCCCCGAACTGGTATCTATCAAGCAATCTTTGAGTATTGTTTTCGATCACAACAAGATTGTCAGTGGTCTTTCTAATCCCTTTTGATTCGACTAAGAAGGGCTTAGTGCCTGACTTAATTCGATTAAAAGAATTCTGAGATAAAACAACTCGACCCGCTGTGAACTTATCCTCTACCGCGTCTTCGTTAAACTTATATATAATTGCATTATAGAAGTTATCTAAAATAGAACGATCAATTGATAAACTTGCTGCATTTAAAACAGTAGATTCATCTAAAGTCTTTGATTCAAACTTTAATATCGGAGGTTTGGTCTTACCAATAGAGACGCGTCCCTTACGGGGTATAGAATAACAAGCCGCTGGATACATGATCTCTTTATTAATCAAATCCTTACCGCTGATAGTATCTTTTAAGTACATCTCATAGAATGGTAATGAAGATAGAAATAGTGACTTAATAGAAATAAACTCATCAACATCAACTTGATCTGGCGTGAGTCCCACACCATCAGGCAATGTATTATACTGAGTTTTAAAGCTAGCGAATCCACCACTTGATGTCTCGATAGTTAAAGGATAAGCAGCGTCTAGAGTTACCAAAGAGCCCGATGGGTCATCTGATACGCTAATTATTAAAGCATCAGTAACATTATTAGCAGGAGTTGTGGCGCCAGTGATCGTTACCGTATCACCAGCATATACGTTTTGCTCTTCTAATCTTACACCAGGTAAGAAGATACTATTTAAAGTCTCAGGATCTGGACCTTGGCCATACTCAGTGATTGCAACATCTGTTTTCCAAGGTGTCTCTGCCCCTGACATTAATACCTGTAAGCATAAATCAATCGCATTAGAAGATGCAGTACCATCACCTAAGACATAAAAGGTCTGAGTGCTAGCCTCGATGTCATGTGCTGCTGCGATAGTGTCGAACTGCGCACGCGTGCACCCCGTCAATGAGGTTGATGTCATGCCAGTATATCGAATTATCTCATCGTCAATACGGACATAGGTCTTGAAGAGTGTACTAGGTAATAGCATACCCTCAGTTGATAGCATCGGAATGGTAGTAACTGAGTTATTAATTGCTGATGTTAATTCAGATTGAATCTGTTGGAACAAGTCTGATCTTTTTAAATGCTCTGGGTGAGCCACTTTTAACTTAATCAATCCTGCACTTGTGTTGATCTCTGTAATGTTACCGACAAAGATCCTTAAGAAATCTTCAGGGTAATTAGTCCCAGCTACTCCTAAGTAGACCTCTGCTTTTTTGCTTAATATATCATCAAGGCCAACGGTCACTGGCAAATAACCAATAGAATTATCTTTATTAACTAAAGCAATTGTCATGTTGGTTGTAGAACTAGCTGCACCTTGGTCTTGTAATACTTGTTGTGTGATTTGAGTTGTAGTGCCTTGTAATGAAATTAAATCATCTTGGTTGCCTACAGCATTAGTTCCGCCATAAACAAGACCAGGCATACCATAAACAAGCCCAGGAGCGCCGTACCTAGAAACTTCTCTGATCTCTGTCGATGTGAATAGATCTAGGCCATCAATTTTCAATACTACTTGAGGGATTATCACCCCTCTGTTTGTGGCACTTAATGCGTCGTCTGTGATTGTAAATGCCATTAATAACCCCTTAGTACCTAGCGAGAAGAAGAACGAACAAGATAAAACAAATAAAAACTAATTGAATCTCAGTCATCGAGTGCTTCCACTCATTGTGTATTTTGCATACTGAGGATAAGCCTTTTCAAACTCTGCACGAGTTATCTCCACACCTGGTGGATGTTTTAATGGCCAGCGTGGAGGTGTAAGCTTCTCTTTATCAAAATCATATACAGTGATGTTCGAAGTATTGCTCTGGTTAAATCCTGCACATGCGGCTTGGTTCTTTGCTTTGTCATACCAGAAAAGAAAGAAGAAAACGTGATTTCCACCGCTTGCATGTTGAATATGGCAAGGAGCGCCAAACCAATACCCTCCAGCCTTTTGTCCATAAGTCTTTAAAGATACGGCCATTGGTGACATTGTAGTTTTAAAACCAAACACTCCTAGAGCAGCGTTAACTCCATTCATACACCATGCGTAAGTTGAGCCAACTACTGTTTTATAGTTCTTTCCGCTGTACTTCCAAAACGATGACCAGAACTTGTCATACTTAAATTCATCTTTCCAGATGTTATCAAAGAAGAACTTCATCCAAGGTGCACCCCAAAGATTTTGAGCATTGTGATTAGATGATTCGTTTTGTTTAACAATGTCACCAGCGGTGATCTTAGTCTTATTAAATATTGATACTAACCAATTCCAAAACGCCATTGCTTCTCCTATTTAGTGTTTCTCGTGCAGGTATAATTCTTCTTAATATCAATGTATTGCTGATATGGAACGCAAACAAGTCTATCTGCACGATCGTCTTGCGTTCCAAACTCTGCTTTTTTGCCAGTATATGCATTAGAGAAATAGAACTTCTGATAGTCACGAGAGAAAATTCCAACATCAATATTTTGCTTGGTCTGACAACTACTAATCCCCAGACTTAGATAAGCGATCAGCAGCATTCCTAAAGTCATCTTCAGTCTTTGCATTTTTAATATCCTCTTCTACTTTTGTTAGTTCGTCTTGTTTTTTCTTGATAGTCATCTCACGAACAAAACCTATGAGGGCCTTAATCGCCCCCAAGATTTGAGGTATCGCAGACAACACTGAGATTATCTGCGCAAACATTACTTAAGTCCTTCTAGAATCTTCGGAACCTCTACCAACAAAGCAGAGCCTAATTCTAAAGCACCTTTAACGTCTAATGCTTTTAGCTCGCTAGGAATAGCATCCGCACCATTGTATGCAGCAACGAGAGCAGCTTTTAACTCTTCATCACCATTGATTTTAGCAAATAACTCTGCTGCATCTGATACTTGAGCGCCATCCTTGAACTTGCTGTATAGTAATACACCTAGTTTTAGTGCTCCTAGAATCGCCTCTTTTGTTTCTTTAACTTCTGACATAATCCCTCCCTGGGTTATTTTTGAATAATTGCAATTGTGATCTGAAATAGAACCGTAGCAACGAAAGAAATAACAGCACCAACTCCCATCATTTTCCACCGCCACTCTTTAATAACTGACATATCTTTTTTAATGTCCTGCACGTCCTGATATATCATTCCAATTACTGTTGGATCATCCACACTACAGCCCTTCAAGTTTGTCTAAAATGAATTGAATTACTTGTCTAGTATCTGCGTCTTTAATCTTATTAATATCAAATGATTCAAGGCCTAATTCAGCTTGTTTTTTCTTAAGCTTAAGAGCATCTAGCTTAGCCTTTTCTGCCGCATCTTCAGCACTTAGATCTAAGATCTCTACAGTATAATCAGGAGCCATATAAAACTCTTCAGGCTCTTGGACTATCTTAATCTCTGGAATAGCTTCACTGATTATTTTTACATAACTTGGAATAGCAGGAGTTATTTCAACGCCGCTTTCATCTAATACCGCTGGAACTTCTGGAACTAATTCTGTAACCGCTTCAACCGCTGGAATGATATGAAACTCTTCTGCCTTAGTGACCACTTTCTTCTGTGGAAACTGTGGATATTGCTTCATATCTTCACATAGAAGTTTGTGCTCTTGAGCCTCAGCAAGTGATTTGAAAGTTGGTGAGTGGATTACTTTGCCTTGTGAATCTTTAACAAGTATTTGATATTTCATTATCTAGCTCCTAGACACATAAGGTTAACATCGTATGCCGTGCAATCTGTACCTGTCGCAGCAGCATCACAATCTATAGATATACTAGAAACAGTAGTTGAATTTATAGAATAGATGTTGCTTGGGTTTGTTAAATCTGTTCCTACAACAATACACCACGGAGCCGCAGAGTACGAACTTGAGAAAGTAACAGCGCACGCACCTGATGCTATGTTTCCTATAGTAGAAATGAATGAAGATGAAGACTGAGATGTTATTGATGATGATCCATCGCAATTTAGGTATGCAGCTTCAAACTTTAAGGCACCGCTTGCGTTACTAGTAACAGATCCTAATAGTTGAGGAGCGTTTTGAGTTTCTGACCAGCCTGAGATCGGTATTCTTGCCTCAAAGAATACTACCTCACCAGTACCAAAGAGAGTGCTTCCATTAGTGGCATTAAATGGACCTATCGCAGGCGTGTACTCATCGCCAGTAAAATAAACATGGCTATCACTGCTTGCAATATTGATAAGCATAGCGCCGGACTTAGTTGTTGTTGCGGACGCATTGTTTCGATACCACCTGCCTGCGACTGAACCAGCTGGAACTTTTACAGAGTCAATAGTTAGGCCTGTAGGTAATGTGAATCGTGCCTGTGATGCAGTTGTTGTTCCTGCCGTGAATCTGCAATCCATTAACAAGTCACCGCCATCACGCTTATGACGACAATCCATTGCATTAGTGTATGTTACGGTGCCAAATCCTTGCTGTGTTGTTGAGAGTCCAGCGGCGGTCCAGTCATAGTTATAATTATTTGCAGTGATGGTATTCTGTGAATAATCTGAGCCTGTTTTTGTGCAGGTTATTCCAACAGCAACCGCAGATTTTGTAGCATTAAATGATGTGCGATATGTTATAGAAGTTGAGTTTGCTGCTACCGTTGTAGAAATGCTAATTGCACTTGCAGCCGCGTCCCCGTTATTTAATAAACTAAAGGTACAAGTTGGAGTAGCAGTAAAGAAACCAGTGCTAAAAGTACATGCAAATAAAGAAGTATCAGAGAGCGAACAGTTTCCATTTATCCAATCTCCACCTGTTTCATCACTAACAACACCAGCAAGAGATACTTTAGCGCTAAATGTATTAGGAGCAATGCCAGATCCTATATTAGTAGCTTGGCCATAATATAACTTACCTAGATAAATCGCAGGTGCAGTACCTGCTACTGTCTGAGTGATTCTGACCTTACGAGATGATGAGCAAACATAGTTTACACTAAATGGAGTCCAAGTAGTTCTATTGCCTAAGACACTTGATGTAGCTAGTACATTTGAAGAGCCATCTAATACTTGAGCTGCATATAAAGTGCCGTCACCTTTGACTAGTCCTTTAAATTCGCAGTTGCCTTCATCAGCTGGATTTCTAATTGTGTCTAGAGTGAACTCACAATATCCGTTTAAAGCAGAGGCATCACACTCAATTGATGATACACCGTCTATTTTATATCCTGCTGTTGTAGACCTTGCCACTGCTGCACTTGATGTAGATATGCTTGTGACATTCTTCTTAGCTGATGGGTTTAAGATGTAGTTAGTGAAGTAATCAGCCCCAGATACAGATGTAAAACCTGTATTTCTATCGCCAACAACTTGGGCATTAACCAGTGTTGATATGAATAATGTTAGTAAAATAAATAGTCTCATAAATCCCCTAGCAATTTCTGCTTTGTTCACGATATTTAGAATTGAAATATAAGAATGTGATCATGTTGCCGTCACCTAAAGTAACTCCACCATTCATCACAGTGTTTGTTGCCGGAACTATAGTGACTGTGTTTGTGTCAGATGTTCCTGCTAGAACTAGCTGATCACCATCTTGAGCATTCGTAATTCCTAGATCGGTAAGAGTTACTGCACCACCATTGCCAGAGATTTGTAAGACTTGAGCTGAGTTAGCGCCAGGAGTAAGAGTAGTGGCATTTGTTTGAGCAGCATTTGCTACTATTTCAAAACTACCACCGATTGCTTTTAGGACTGTGCCGTTATCTGCATATAATTTATTTGTATCTGTGCCGTAAACGACTGTTGCTACTTTGCGAGTGAGCGCATCTAGATTTGCCTTAGTGTTCTTTGGCACCGTTATGCGAGAAGTATTTGAAGCAGTCCCACCGTCATAATCTTTGTTAGTTAAAGTCTGAGTGTTAGTAGTTCCTACAACCGCACCAGTAGCACCATGAGCCGCAGTCGCCGCAGCATGAGATATACCATCATTAATCGCCGCTTGAACGTCTGCAACAGTAGCGCCAGATCCAGAAACTTTTGCTAAAGTGATTGCACCAGTAACAGTACTGTTTGCAGTCTTAGATACGAAAGCAGCGTTTGTTACTGCTGCATTGACGCTTTGGCCGTCTGTGATACTCATAGTGAAACCTCTCTAAACTTTAGTAAACCAGTTGTATAATATCCAGGGAGGCCTTTTGCATACTCTTCTTTAAGTCTAAAACCTAACCCTTCAGAACTCTCTGATGTTGATTCTAGAATGCAATTAGTAAATGTGGCAACACTACTAATGTCTGGAATGAACTCGATAGGTCCCTTTTCAATTGCGTATTCTAAAAACGATCTAGCATCGTCAACACCCGTTGGATTAGATGTGATATAAGCACCTAGTCCTTGGTCTACATCAGTGATAAACATCAATTCACATTCCATAATCTTGTCTGTTCTAAACCTAATTAACTCAACCTTGCCACTAGCAGTCTTATGCAGAGTAGTTTCTTCCTGACTTTGATTATCATTGAACTCAACATAATTCTGAAGTCTGAACTGTGGTCTATAAGACGCACCTACTGATAGATTGCTTAAATAAGAGTCATCACCTGTGCGATCTGATCCGCTAAATCCTAATGTCGGATAAGCGTCTGATAAGCTAGAACCTGTAGAAACTAATAATGAGAAATTAGAATCACCTGAGATTGTATATGTTCTAGCTGTTCTATCGACAGTGACAACATAGTTTAATGTTCCGCTAGCGTTCATTGCACGTGCTACCTCTGTAGCGAAGGTAGTTAGAGTATATCTAGCACTAACAAGTGTTGCGATGATCTCTGGACCGCCTTCGTTAAAGGCAATTTCATTGTTCGAAGTATTTATTTCAATGCCATAATAAAAAGCTGAGTGAGTATAAATCACGCCATCACCCCACGTTTAATAATCACGCCTTGCTTATCAAAGGCTGTATTTAATATATCAACAATCCTTAGTCCGGTTTCATCTGAGTCTAGAACATCGCCTTGAATATTAATAGCTACTGTTGTTGTAGCCTCTGGACGCTGGACTGACTCTGCTAAGTCTACAGGTGTTTCTGTTGGAGTTGTTCCTATTGGTTCAACCTGAGGAGCTGTAGCACCGCCTGAACCAGCACCGCCACCGCCTCCGCCCATTCCACCAAGAACTCCACCGAAAACACTTAGAGCAATACCTGCTCCGATAAGTGGGCCGCCGATACCAGGTGTTAATGGATTTAGTGATGCTGCGATACCTTGTAAGATATAACCTTGTCCTAATTGAACTAACATTCCACCGATTGCTTTTAGAAACGCATCTGCAAATGCTTGAGTCGCATCCTTACCTTGAGCCAATGCTTGACCAAATGCTGCGAATGATGAACTAACAGCCCCACCTAATCCAGTGAGTGCAGCCTTACCCATTGCTGCAAAGTTTTTAGATGCATTCTTGCTCATATCAGCAAGTGAATCACTCACCCCTTGAGCTAAAAACTCAAAGCTAGTTTCTAAATTAACAATCTCATAAGAAGTTCCTTGCATATCTGCAACCGCATTGTTCTTAAAGTCCTGAACAACAGCTTTAGCACCCTCAAATTTAGTACGCATATCTTCTAAAAAGAGCGCCGTACTACCAGCAAAATCAACATTCAATGCCGTATCTGCTGCTTGCGTAGCGATGTCTAATTGAGTTACGAATGTCCCTGTATATGCGTCCGAAACGCTCGCAAGTGATTCTTTAATTCCTGCAAACATTGGAACATCTGGAAATTGATCAACTAAGAAAGATAATGTCTTTGCAACACCAGCAACAAGACCAGATGCGCCCAGTAAGATTGCTTGAAAACCAGCATTAACTAGTCTTGTGGCAATCTCAACTGGTGCAATTAAATATTGATTAATAACCTCTGCGAATTTTATCGATATGATAATTATATCACCAATGATGTCTCGGCCTTCTCTAAATCCAGAGATAGACTCAGCAGCAGTTCTAAATCCTTCAGCTATAATCTGAAACAATTTAACTAATGCAGGTGACTGAGTAACAAACTTACCAACTTCTTCTAGAACATCTTCAAATGCATTCTTTAAAGTATTAATAGAACCTTGAAAAGTATTTGCTTGAGCCGCAGCACTTCCACCAAATCTAGACAAGACAACGTCAATCGCCTCGCCTGCTTTTAAAGCCTCTGCGCTAAGGTTCTTAATCGCAGGTACGCTTGAACCAATGCGACCAGCCTCGCCTTGTAGTGTTTTACCTAATGCTTCAATAGATGAATTTAGATCCTTGCCAGTTGCAGCACTCAATTCAATCGCTGCTTGCGTAAGTTTCTTCGCCTCATCATTTGTTCTTGCAAAGTTATTTGATAACGCCAAAAGCCCATCAATGACTTCTGCGTCCATTGCAGTCGTTGCACCTAATTGCTTAGCAAACTCCTGAAACTCTCTCGATGCCTCTTGAGTAAAACGTCCAGCGCTTGCAAGTGATTGATTAAGTCTAGTTATAGCCTGTTCTTGCTCTATCGCAGCTTCAATCGATGCTTTAGAGAATATTGTGCCAACGTATGCAGCACCTACAGCAGCAAGTCCTGCGCCTACAGCAGCAAGGTTCTTAGTGAGTAAGCTAGTTATTCCACCTAGGCTTGATTCGATATTTTTAGATGATGCTTTTGCTTGCTTCTCGATATTAGAGAAGCTTTGTTTGACTGATCCCTCTTCTAGCTCTATCGATAATCTTATTTTATCATCTGCCATCTAAGGTGCCCGCCCTAATAATCTAGCTAAGTCTGCAGAAGTTACAGCCTTAGGCTTCATTGACTCTGGATCCGCTCGCTTCTTAAGATCCTTTAAAACCTTTTCTCTATCTTCTTTTTTGAGTGAAGAAAAAGAACCGTTCTTAATAGCCCTTAAATCTTCCTTAGCCTCTAACTCTTCTAATGCAATCAAGGCGTTTTCTATGATGTACATTTCTTTATCTATCCAGTAATCGTAAGACTGGCCATAAAATCTGACCAGCTTAAATATCTTCAGGATAACTTCTATTCTATTTTTTTTTGACCTGAAATAATCTCTACGATCTCTTTCAAATCAATAGCCTCTAACTCAGATTGAGCATCCAAAGGAAGTCCAAGAGTAACAAGGAAATCTCTCAAAGCCTCTTTTGGATTCTCTTTGTTCTTATCTTCAAACAATTCTAATTCGCTGAACTTTGGAAACCGCACTTGATATGCGGTCCCATCGATGTCAACTTTTAAGGTTCTTCTCTTTGCTTTGTATTCCATTTTCTATCCCTTATAAGAAGCTTTGAGTATGATCACCATACACAAAGAGTCTTGCTTCTGCGTCTAAAAGACTGTCTGGCAAGATTTTAAATTCTACATTAGTCACACGAGCATTCTCGCCCGAAAATACAACACCTTGCAAGATCGGATATGCGCGCCAGAAGCACCAGTCCTCAGTCAGATCTGCATCTGCTTTACGGATAGGGTGCAAGATTAGCTTGCGGCATACTGAAGTGATGTTACCGAAAGACTTAGTGTCCTCAGATCCCCATGCACTTACAGCAGTACCACCTGCAGGAGTAAATTCAGCTCCAGAAGTCTCGATGATAGCCTTAAGCTTTACAGCGTCTGACTCTTTCATAGATACAGTTACATTTGAAATGTTACGGCCAGTGCGTAGACCTTGAATGATCTGAGTGCCTGTTTGGTGAGAAGTTACATCTAAGATGTCCTCAGTCAAACCAACCTCAACATCGCCGTCTACAAAGCCGATTGACATTGTAGCACCTACACGCTCAGTAGCTACTGTGAATCCAGAAGTTCCAGCACCTGAAGCTGTTAAAGCCGCTCCTGCTACCTTATTCATGATAATAACTTTAGTAGAATCACACTCGTCTACTTTAGAATGGAAAGCTGTGTGAGCTTCTAATGCTGTAGCGATAAGGCCTGCAAGTGTAGCTGCAGATGCGCCAGGAGAATAAACAACTGGGATTGCAGTCTTGCCAGATACTACTGGATCAGAAACAATGCCGTCATCCATCCATACAAAATAATCAACAGTAGTTGATGAAAGAAGAAAGTAATCACCAGCAAGTGAGCTAGCAACGTCTGCTACTGGCACCACTGTAGTTACTTGTTGATTATCCCAGTTCAAATAGACTGGTTCGATTCTGATATTGTCTGCATTTGTTCTGCAAGCCATGTTTAACGTCCTTGTTTAAATTGTTAGCATATCCCTAAAGTATAAAGTGCTGTAAAATCCATTCTACAGACAACATAATTATCGTTACTCTCAGCGTAAGGCTCAATCGTCATAGTGCTTAGAATAACATTCTTGATCTTGGTTTGAGTTAGTCGATTCTCACTAGAGAGAGCCGCATTCAAATAAGCATCACCTGCAATGGTAGCATCTGAAATCGTACTGTCAACATCTCTGCCACCCTTAAAGAACAATCGAACCACGCAGTTAGCCTCTAACATTAAATCAGTTTGATTATGTCCTAATCCATTAAAGACGAAGGCTTCAACATGATAAGACTTATTAAGACTAGACTTAGGTACGTTATTAATAGCAAAGCCATCATAATGTTTCTTATAACTAAGACCTTCTGCAATCGTGCTGAAATAGGCTCTAGCAGTCTCAAGGCTCATCGTCTCACCATTGTCATAGTTCTCAGCTCTTGATTGTCATTCTGGTCAGCTTGGCCATCATCGTTAAAGTCTAAAGTAATATAATTACGATTCTTAGAAGATGATTCTAATGCCTGAAACTTCTGTCTCTTCTTATCAAAGACATCATCAACCTGGTTAGATAGACCTTCAAAGATCACACGCAATGTCATATAACAACTAATGCGTCTGACTTGCTCTTTCTCTAATAGATCACGAGCCTCAAAACGATCACCATTTGATTTCCTTAGTCTAATCTCATCTAACCAATCAACGATGTTGTTTCTAGACTCTCTATGGATGTGATTAAAAGAAGAATAGCCATCTGGTAGCCATGACAAAATGTCAGGCTCATAAGCTTTTAGATTATCATCTGTTGAAAATAAGCAGTCATTTGCCTGAGTCACAACATTAATATTCATGGTCTTAGTCACATAAGTAGGAGTCACAGTCTCGTTTGTTACTTTTAAAGTCACAACCTTAGATCCAGACGATGAATAAACCCAGTCTAAATACCAGTTTTCTTGATCTGCATTAAATACATCTATGAATGTAGCTACTGATTCAGGCTGAATCTGCACACTAACCAACGCGTCTTCATCTGGAGTAATGAAAGACTTAACCGCTGACAGTCTGATCTTGTCGCCAACTTGAACCGTTAAATCTGCTTTAATAATTGGAAAGATAGACATAAATCCCCTTATTTATTGGACCAAAAGACGTGTCCAATTAATACACCAAAGGCCAGAGGTATCATCGGATCAACCTTTGATTGATTAAATATTATTGAGCTAATTGTGGAAGGTTGACCGCCTACCGTCAATGCATAAATATCATAGATAGCTATGACGATTATGCCAAAGACGATAAATAAACCAGTTACCTTCTTCATCTAAACACCACTAAGGCATACCATTCAAGATTGCCTTTTGTATAACTCACGTCCCATGTCATCACTCTGTCATAATATGGATCATAAACTAGAATATAGTCTTTAGATTCCTTGTTGAAAGTTCCATAAGCAACAACCGCATGGCCAGATTGCCCAGCCGTACCTGCTGCGCTCAAGTGATAAATTGTCACTGGTCTGTTTTGCTTTATTTCACTTACAACTAGGTCAAAGCTTGGTAGAACCTTTTGAACACTGTAACCATAGGCACGCATGGCACTTTCAGTAGTGATCGGATTGTTAAAGCAATCTCTTCCGGTAGCCTTACGAACAATATCGCACTGGCTTGGCAAGTTTTTAGTCTTTAGTGACATCATCATTCTTGCGGCAGCAGCAGCGCACCATTGATTCTGCTTTTGCTTTTCCTCTTGTAGGCCTTTGACGTATATCGCAGGGCTTTCAGTGTCAGGCTTAGGCATTGAAGAGCAAGATATAAGCAATAAAGCAAGAATCAAAAGTCTCATTTAGCCTCTTTTAGTTCTGGATTAGATTCTTCTTTAACAGGCTCAAGCTTTGTTAAGATTGCAACAAGTGCTTGCACCTCAATGAATGGCTTTGCGACCAAGTAGTCCATAATCTTCTGCGCGTCTTTGTGATCTATTTTAAACTTCATGCTAAAATCTCCGCTATATTGTCTTTGTTTACTATACGTTTATTCGCAATCTTGCATTTGACAAGATATTTTCCGATGACAGCAAGCACTCCGCCCATTGCTTGAGCAAGCTCCGCGTCTAACGCTGCAAGTTCTTTTAAGTCTTGTAACTCAACCATGAAGGCATGTGTCCCTAAGGTTGCATCGCCATCGTAAGGCATGCCTACAAACTTTGCTGCCCAAGGCTTTCCTGGATGTGCGGTGATCTCAAGCTTAGTGCAGAATTGTTTGTCTAAAACTTTCTCTGCCACAGCTGGGATCACTTGTGGTATTGGGTTTGGAATATCTGCCATTTTATTGCTCCTTAGTAATTAAATACAGTTGCTCGCCATGTGTTTGATGCTGGGTCAATAGCTCCACCCGAGCCATTGTGTATTCTGATTGTCACAGTGTCTACAGCAGTCACCCAGCCACAAAAAGTTAAGTTAGATTCAAATGTGTCAGGTGCTCCAAGAAATACCGAAGCCCCTACCGTTGCGCCTGTTACTGTCATAGTTAAATCTTCGTAGCTGTTTGATGAAACGCTTGGAAAGTCTAGCGTTGCTGTTGCGCTAACACAGTTTAAGAATATATTTCCACCAACACCAAGCTTAACATCACCCTCAACGTCAAGTGTTGCTGTAGGCGCATTGGTCATCACGCCAAGCTTTCCACCTGAGAACGGTGTAGCATCAGGAGTCGAATCGTTTTTAATTCCAGTGCCGAATAAAATGTTACCGATATTGAGAGCCTGAGAAGCTGCTACAGTTGCGCCATTTCCGACCATAATTGAATCAGTAATCGCGTTTAAACTTTGCCCAGCGTTTTCTCCGAAGGCAATTAAACGATTTGAGTTGATGATATAACGAAGCGCCTGTTTACCGATACCGATACAAAGTGAAGCCGAATCAGAGGCTTCCATTGAGAAGTCGCCGATTGAAATGTTTCCGACGTTTTGACTATCAAACGCAAAATTGTTTGCAAGTGCCGAGTTACCGATTGCGATTGACTCGCGCACTTCATTTGAAAATACGACAGCGCCTTCTCCGATGGCGATAACGTAATAAGGATTGACTGAGTTGCCTAGAACACCTGATCCCATAGCTGTACAAGCGTAAGCAGATGTAGAAGAAGAAATAGCGTAAGGCCCCACTCCAATGTTATAACTTGAGTCATTGGCATATTGCCCTGAGTTTGCACCTATAAATACAGATGACAGCGCATTAACGCTATAACTTCCGGCGTTGACTCCTACCGCTACACACGATTGGGGATTTGTTGCATAATTGAAAGTGTAATCACCGAACCCTAAATTGTTGTCTCCCGCTCCGCATTGCTCAAAACTATATTGACCAATCCCGATTGAGTTAGTTACTCCGCTAGTTGCAAATGCGGACGGCCCGATACCAAGTACTCTGTATCCACTATGGTTTCCACAAGTACCGTTACCAATAGCAATAGTCTCATAAGAATTTGTAGACAAACCCCCAGCCGCTTGACCGATGAAAATAGCCCCGAATATCTCTGGCCCTAACCCGTCATAAGTCGCATTATTTCCTGCGCCATATCCAACAAGTGTTGCGAAAGTAAGTCCCGTTGAATATTCTCCAGCACTAGAGCCAACCATTAAAGAATTAGTACATCCCGTCGAGCCAGATCCGCTATTCGGTCCAATCGCTGTCGCATTACTTAGCCCATCAGCGCCATTACCTGCGTTTGTTCCAATAGCTATCGTATTATTGGTTGCTCCAGTAATACTTGCCGCAGCATCTTTTCCAATCACAATTTCGTTATTATTTGAGAGCGTCTTAATTGGATACGCCGTGCCGACTTGGAATGCTCCAGAAGTTAATACATTTGTTGTCTTGTTGTAAACAAGATCACTGTCAGCGCCAAGAACACCTCCATCATTAAAGATGACTTGAGTATTTAAGCCAACAGTAGGCAAATCACCCAATGCTAAATCGGCACCAGCAGTTACTAGGCCTTTTGAGTCGTAAGTGATTTTTGTTTTAGTCGATGCAGTTATGCCAGCATTAGCCGTAACCTTTGCATTAAGTGCAGACTGTAAATCAGTTTGATCTGACAATGTGCCTGTGATTGATCCCCAAGTCGATGCGCCTGAAGCGCCAGGGGGACCTTCTGGGCCTTCTGGACCTTCAGCCCCAGCGGGTCCAGCAGGTCCCTGAACCCCAGGTATAACAATATCAATATTGACGGGTGTCTCTTCTATAATTGCTGTATCATTTGATCCTGAGATTGTTACTTTCATGGTGTCACCTGCAAGCGCATCTTCGCTTTACCCTCTACAATACGAGTTTTAATACCGCCTGGTGAGGTCATCTTAATATCAAATACAAATGAAGTATGATCGCAAGGAAGTGCAGCAGATAATGCTGCTGGAATAGTGAAAGTAAATTCACCTTCGTTAGTAACTTGATTAGATAAAACTATTGTGAAAACTAAGTCTGCATTTGACTGACAATATGTCTTCTTCATTGAGCCAGAAATGGTATATCCAGTTAGGTCAATTGGAGTGTCATCGTCATTAGAGAGTGTGATTGTTCGAGTATAGTCTGCACCCTGGTCAAAAACTATATCGTTTACAACTAGAGCCATTTGTAACTCCTCAAAAAAAAGGCGATGGGGATTAACCCACCGCCGTCATAATTTAACTAATTAACTAGATAGTTGCTACACCCAAGATTACATGGCGTTTACCAGCGTCTAGGGCTTTTACGCCGTAGATTTGGTCAAAGCTATGTAGAGTTGCAAGGTTCGCAAGATCTTTGTCGTTATCATAAGATACTGACTGCTGAACACCGTATGCTAATGCAGACTTGTGGAAGTAAATGTCTTGGTTAGTTGTAACCGCGTTAGACATGAACACCTCAGCGCCATAGATATTTCCAACAACACCAGTGCGGATTGCGTTTGGATTTTGTCCAGCTCCCAAAGCATCGTAACGAATGAAGTCAGAGATAGCTAACAACTTAGAGTAAGAAGTAGGGCTAACTGCCAAGTAGCGGCCATCTTGTGGAACTTTTTGAGTGTCCAAAAGAAGCTTAGCCGCAAGGATGTCTGCGCCTGCTAGTGAAGTTGTATTTGCATAAGCGATAATATGATCAGGAGCTGATGCAGAAGCACCTGCGTAGAACTCAGCTACGATCTTAAGATCAGTATCGTAAGCAAGATCAAGGCCAGCGCGCTCAGCGATTTGCATCTCTTGAGCAACTTTTGATTGAAGACCAGCGATTTTTTCAAGGTTAACCTGAATTACGCGGTGTTTAGTTAATGGAAGATTGTCTACAGCCCAAGTAATAACCTGTGCAGTAACTGCTGTGTTTTCAGCCTTGTCACCAACTGTAAATCCGCCAGCTTTAGGAACGTCTACAGACTTGATTCCGTTAGCTACTGCGAAAGTTTGAACACGTTGCGGGAACATTGCTGCTGCCTGCAAGTATTGTTGAACCATGTTGGCCATGATCTCTTGTTGGCCTACCGCTGCTGTTTCTGTTACGCCCATAATTGCCATTTAAAACTCCGTTTCTAAACTGTTAATAATCTTTACTGGCCTAATGCCTTTTTCTTATATAATTCTTGTAACTCTGCAATAGTCATATTGCTTAAAGTCTTTTGCCCTTCAGGTTTATAGTTAGGTGTCCCATCCTTAGGAGCTGCTACCTGTTTCTTAAATAGCATTGGCACTTCAGCCTTCACCTGTTCCAAAACACTTTTTAGAGCATCTGCATCTGCACTGTAATCATCGTTCACAGCTACAGATTTCAAGTCAGCTAGTCTCATTACAGCTTCAGGGTTTTCAGCACCCATCGCTCTTGCTGTCTCAATCACTTGTTGCTTCACAGACTTCCAGGCAAAGTTTTGAGTCGTTTGTTTTAACTCGGATTCTTTCAAAGCAACTTGCTTCTTAAGATTCTCGATCAACTCATCCTTCTTACCGGAACTTGCAAGCTTCTCTTGCTCGGCCTCATTGATCTTCTTTTCTAACTCTTCTCTGATAGTTTTCTCAGTCTTAAGCTTGGAAAGAAGTTCAGCGTTCTTTTTAAGAACTGCTTTGGCGTCTTTGATCTCAACTTGTTCTTGATTTTCTTCAGCGACGTGGTCTGCTGCTGTCTTTTGGCCGTTGGCCTCTAGTTCTGACATTTCAATGCTCCTTTTATGTGCGTTATTTGTCAATAGGTTGTCTCAATAATCTTCTTAATCTAGTTTTGATCTGGACCTTAATAGTCTTAATCACCGCTTCAGATACTCCAAACCAGTTACGCCCCTTAGCTTTTAAATACTTTGCAAGCTCTGCGTTTTCCATATCGTCACTCTTAGACTTTGGACCTGTTTTGTAACCTCGATGCGTACCTCTAGGGTAAATCTCTATAATCTTTTGTCTACCACTTTGAATGATGCCGTATGTTATAGACTTAATGAATTGTCCTGTGAAAGTAATATTGGATTTAGCTGCAGAGTATCCTCTGGCCGTATCGTTTAACTTTGCTAATCGTTTTCTATTCTCAATGGATGTTGGTTTTAACGGTGGGAATGCTTGCAGTGTTTCAGGATTCACTCCCTTAGTTAGTTTAATTTGTATGTCTTTTTGCATAACTGCACCAACTTCATTAAGGAATGAATCCTCTTGAATAGCACCTAGGATAACTTCTCTCACTCGCTTCTCTACTCCTGGTGGGATAGTAAACTTAACTTTAGCCATTACAAGTCCTCTTCAGTTTGAATAAACTTGATCTGCAAATTATCAACCGTATCAATAGCTCTAGTTTTAAATGCATCGCCTAGAATATCACCAATAGTCTTGCGATCATCACCACGCTTTAATGCATCAATATCAGACTCAAAGTCTTCTAGAATAATCTTCTTGGCTTCTTCTTTAGTCACACCAAAGAAGTCTCTTTTAGTTACCGTATCTCCCACATTATGATTGTATGCTTTTAGTATCTGCTCTGTTTCTTCCCATCCAATACGAATAGTATTAGGGCCATCACTTAATAAGTCTAATTGCGATAGCATAGCACCCGTAAGAGTCATGTTAACTTCACTCTTAGACTTACCTGCTAGTTCAAACTCTGCACTTGCTACATAATCTGGATGGTACTTCGCAAGCTTTGATCCTGATACGTTCTTGCCGTCTTGAGTGCGTTTAACGATGTGATCGATAACCTTTTGGGCAATAGCCATGCGAAGTGCTCGCTCACCTTGGAACGAGACACCAAACATTTCTTCAAGATTTATAGTCTGACTAACATCACGCTTGGTTAGTTTCAGTCCCTTGATCTCTGCCATTAACACCGTCCATGAGTGCTTTAGGTTCTACTTTAGGTTGTGCTTGCTTCTTTTCGTTATCAATCTCACCCATGAGTTTTAACGCTTCTTCTTCTTCAATATCATAATACTCTTCGATAGCCTTAAGTCTTGATTTCAAACCTAACTCTATTTCAGTCTTGATCTGAGTAAGCTTCTCTTCATTAGATTGAATGCTCTGAGGCTCTGCATAATGAATAGTTACATATGCATCTTCAGGGATCTCGCCGATAGAATACTTATCATCTAAGAAATCAGTGCCTTGATATGTGTTTATATAAGCACGGATAGATTGAAAGATCTGATCTTCTGCATGTTCAAACAATGCTGCGTCTGACTTAGAAGCTTCGAATTGCTGAATCATTGAGAGCATTCTGTCTACGCCTGATGTGAACTTCTCACTCTCTCCACTTAGTGATGCAACCTTAGGGTTTAAACCTTTTGATGATAGAAAGATTGATAGCGTTGATTTCAAGAACTCTAAAGATCCTGTAATATCAGCAGATGGTTGAGCAAAGCCAAACTCTGTCTCAGCTGCATTGTTAGCATCTGTGTATAGCATTAATACTTTGTTAAGTCCTACTTGTAGACTTTCAGTAGGGACCGCAGATTCAGGACCTTTAAAGTAAGCCTGTCCCCATCCTTGCATTCTAACCACGTTAGCAATATCAGAAAGTAGAGCATTGAATTGAATAGTGAAGTCAGTCACTCCCTCGCCTTGTCTAACCCAGAACTCAAAGTCTTTAGATGATGCGATGTCTGTGAATGGAAGATGTTGCATAGAGTTTTCAGTGTCTTGAGACAAGATTACACCATTGCCGTCCATTACAAAGTTCATCTCTTTAGTCCATACATAGAATCTATTTAGCTTAGCTTTGTAATCGTCACCGTCAGCTATTAATTGATTCTGATGGTCTGGCATAAGGCCTGAGTAACTAGACGATTGGCTAAGTTTACTCTGATGATTGTCGAAACTATTCTGCTTATCAAAGGTCGATATGATATAAGCTTGAGCCTTCTCTGGGTTCTCATCATCTGGTATCACATCAACTTGATGAGCCCATAGATTTCTAAGCTTTAACTCTTTCTCAACTAACGATACCTGCACAGTCGTTTGCTGCTGAGCCTTAAACATTTCATTAGCTCGAAGCATCTTATCATCAACATTCATTTTCTCGTATAACTCATGCAATGCTTCTTTTTGATCGTCAGAGACGTTGTAGAATTCTCTTGTAGGACGAGCCTTATAAAGACTAGCCTCTTGCTTTACTATCCTTTGGGCTAGGTTTACGGATGAAATAATAGGCATCTCTTTAACTGTTTTATCTGAGAACTGAGTCTTTAGATAATCATAAACGTACTGGTATAGACGATCGTTTAGGATCTCATATTGCTTTAAAGATACATTCTTTCGTTCTTTGTTCTCAGGGTCTTTGATTGCTTTGATGACCATTATTCTATCGTTTTGATCTAGCCAATTAATCATATACTACCTATCTTGTAAGCCGACCTTTTTAAGAGTCGGTGTGAATGGGTCTAGTTTCCAACAAGCGTACCCTAGACAATCAGAGATGTGCGTTAGCATTTTGTTTGCACCTGACTGGTCTAGTTCATTATTCTTCCAAACGACGCGCTCCAAGTCATTAATTAACTTTTTGCATTTCGGGTCAATGATAATTCTACCGCTCGACAATAGTCGATTCACGTTGTTAACCCGATCAGTAACGAATGGGTTATGCGTTGGCAGTATCTTAAAGCCGTTTTGTTCTAGTATCTGAAAGTCTGACTGGCCTGAAGTCTTGCGATTCTTTCCCGTGCTATCTGGGATAACTTGCAATCCAGAATAGCCTCTCTTCTTTAGCTCGTGCGCCATCTTGTATGTATCGGAGTTTTCTAGATAGACCTCATCTTGAATGTGAAACTTGTTATCTATGTATTGGAAAATCAATGCAGTCATTGGAGAAACATTGTAATCCATAGAAATAAATTTAGTGCCTGGATAAGCGATTGTTGCGCTAACCATTTCATCACGACGAAAGGCATAGTAAACTTGCCCTTCTGATTCGTCTCCGTACATACCATGAAGAAACCTATTCCTTTGCTCCTCTGGCATAGACTCTAAAAGTTTTAAATAATCTGGATCTATGTTTGCTAAATTGTCTGACGGATTCATCAGTAGAGATGCGTAATTTTCTGGGTTAGTTAGTGGAATCTCATCGATAGGGTCCATATGTTTTTCGAACAACCAATAAGACCAGTGGCTCTTTTTTGCAGGGTTGCTATCGTAGTATGCTTTCTTGGCTAAATCATTCTTCTCAGCCAATCGAGTCTTAGCCATCTGAATAGATGCATAATTCATTTGTGAAACTTCATTTAGCCATATTGTAGAATACTCTGTCCCTAGAATCTTCTCGGTACGCTCTTTATCATCTAGACCACCAATCCAAATTTCTGATCCATTAGGCAATAAAACAAAATAATCAGTTTTATTGTATTTAACTTTAAGATCAGGAAAGGCCAGCTTCTTAACCTTTGGTATTGTATCCATCCAGATAGAACGCTTAGCATGATTGAAGTTTTGTCTTAATATCAAATGCCTTGATTGAACCTTGCACGCTCTTACGAAAATTGCGAACGTGAGTATTGCTGATTTTCCACTACGACTTCCGCCGCATAGCATTATATCTTTAGCATCAGACGTTAATAGGTCTATTGCTTCTTTTTGCTTATCGGTCTTTACAAAATTATTCAACATTACGGTAAGTCATCTTCTTAATGATTCTCATTATTGTATAATAGTTTACATTATATTTTTTAGACAATAACGACACTGGGCTGCGACAGCTTGGATCACTTAATAACTTGTTATGTTCTTTAATTATCTCAATCACTTGGTTTGAAGTGAATTTTGAGGCGTGATGCTCTTGTCCAACCTGAAATCTTCTTCTGCTTAAGTTTTCTTGAGGAGTTAGCCATCGAATGTTTGCAACAGAGTTGTCTTTTTTATCGTTGTTTATATGGTCAGCGTGCATTCCAGGTTTGTATCCATAAAAAGCAATAGCCACCAACCTCTGTATGTGATGCGTTTTTTTGTTAGGCCTTAAATTAACACCAAGATACCCATTTGGGTGTAAGAATGGCTTAAGTATTCTTTCTTTGACTGGGTTTGGCTCGCCATTGCCTCTGTAAACAATGCGCTGCAAGCTTTTAACCCTGCCCAAGCTACTAACTTTATAATGCCCTTCATACCCAACAACATCACGCCACTCTTCTTGCATAACTTCCCCTTTTTGAGATGTTTTACAACTTAGAGTCTTTATGATCAATAATGATCTTGGCGACTTCTTTTGCTAAATCATCGTCTACGAACTTATCACGCTGGCCTAGCCATTGTTTACCTAACCAGATAAGCATCGGGACCGAGCCCTTCATAGCGACTTCATATTGTTTCCCAGCAAGCTTTAGGTGCATGCCTTCTCTTTTTTGAGCCTTGAGCTTGTCAAATGTTATATCGTATGTGTCTTTGATGAATCTTTGAAGTGAACTAACGGAGACTTTCAAGCAGTCTGCTACATTTTCCTCTGTAGAAAAAGGAATACCCATAAGAGCGTTGAATAATTCTATCTTGCCTTGGTCCCACTCAATGCGGGGCCTGCCCATTTTAGCCATGATACATCCAATCCGTTAGATGGTGTTAGTTTCACTCGTTGAGTGATTAAATGCTAATGCGTCCTGCGATTAGCTCTCTCAATGTTAAATCAATTAGCTTTTCGACGCTAATCTTTTTAAGGTCTGCAATCTTTTGTATGCGCTCATGCTTGTCTTTAGGAATAGCTATAGTGTAAAGACCGATGTCGTTTACTGGTTCTATGGTTCCATATTTTATTGTTCCTAGGTCAACCGTAGTGCCTTCAAAATTAGTAATCGCTACACCTTCGTTGATGTTTAGTTTCTTAAGTCTTGCCATTTACTTCTCCCATGTATGACCGCATTCAGGACATTTAATTTCTTTTGTTTCTTTAGGTACACTTATAGGCTCATCTTCCGATTCAAAGCTTAAGTCAATGCCAGGTATATCTGTGTTAACTTTAAGCCATTCAAAGTCTATCTCTTCTTTAATCACAAAGTCTGATAAAGACTCAAGGTCAGTCTTGCCGTATTGAGAGACAAGACTCATGAGTATTTTGATTGCTTCTTTACGTGTCTTTGCTTCAATCACATTACAAGGGTAATTTTTTGGAATAACAATACCTTCGTCCTGCATTTTAAGCAGTGCGTATTTTCTAGTATGGCCGTCCAATATCTGCTTTTTACCCTTTGGGCAGATCCATATAATGAATGGCGCAGTGAAGCCGTTTTCTAATAGCTGACTCTTGAATTTCTGATAGTCTGATTTAGATAAAGACTTAAGGTTGCCTTGAGTTTCCTTAAGGTCGCTTAGCTCACAGAAGATAGTTTCTTTATAATGACATACTACAACGCTCATACTCTCTCTTTTGGTGTCGGGTTAGTGATTTTCACACTCGGCTCAAAGGGCAGAGAAAACCCATTGCCACGCCTTGGCAATTGGAACCCGACCTAGTGAGTCTTTCAGATGTTATGCTTATCGTCAACGTCACTCCACAACCCAATCGCTTGCCTTCATATCTTCAAACGAGAAGTTACAAGTGCCCTTATGTGGGTTAATCCAATGATCCCAGTGCGGTCTCTTGATTCTTTTCTTAGTGTTGTATGCTTCTGTGAAAGTCATTATGCCTCTAAAATATTAATGATATGCATTTCAATATCCATGCGTTCTTCTTTTTCTGTCTCTACCGCTATCTTGTGAATCTCACCTGACCAGAACACACAATCATCAACGCCTAGTAGTGCGCTTAGTGCATCGTCACCGACTTTGATCAAGTTAGTTGCATCATTACGTTTGGGTCTACCGTCTTTAGTGAGTATCTTTTTTCGTTGTTGATAATAGGTACGCTTCACATGCAGGGCTTGACCAACGACTAGCTCCTCTAAAACCATGACTGCGGCTTTTAGCTGTGCTTGGTTTTCCATAGACCAGAACTTCATGCTCATTTCATAGGCTGAGTAGCACTTAGACTTAAACCTTCGTCTAGTTCTAAAGTCCTGCGCATAGGCTTTGTTGACACTAATTGGCAGGGGCATTGATTTGATGTGAATTATCATGTCAAGAGTCTATCGAGGCTTTTGAAAATATTGCAAAGTAAATGTATCTAAAAAATATCATGCATGGATTTTTAGTAAAATTTCATGCGTATTAGTCAAGTTTAACGTACAAAAAACTTGACATATTATGCGCATAATTATGCAGGTTGTAATGCTTACATTATAAGCAATATACGTTAACTTAGTGTGTCAAGCGTGTTAAATGAGCATTTATAAATTAGCAAGTGTGTGTGTTTTGTATACTTAAAGAGAGGCAATATGGATGTATTTGACGATGAGTTTTTAGAAACGCCTGGGCTTATAGGTAAGGACTTTAAGAAATTCTATGGCCGTGAGATTAGACGATTGGCTGGGCTTGCTAGCTTTGCTCAATTCATTAATCACGGTCGCGATATACCCGTTAGCAAAGAAGAGATTCTAGGCTACTTAGACAAGCTTATGACTGGTATTTCATGGCGTGTATCGGTTAAAACAGACAAGCTTTTAGTGATTAAATCTAAGTTCTACGATCAAATATACCGCTTTGAGTTAGACGGCACCGATCAAAATGGTGGGGATTAGAAATTAGTCTAGTCGTATTGTGGTTAGGTAGGATATTTTGACGGTTAGCCCGACCAGAAATGTTGTTACATTAATAAAATGATAAGATCTTAAACTAAGAAAGAGAAGGTAAAATATGGAAACTGGACGAATGATTTTTGAGGCTATCCCTGCGATCATTAACGACATTGAGTCAATTAAGAAAACAAAGAAAGAAAACACAGCTATTAAGTATGCCTACAGAGGTATTGACGAATTTATGAATGCGCTCAATCCCCTGCTTGGAAAGCATTGCGTGACGATTGTTCCTGACATCTTAAAGAATGAGCGTGAAGTCTATTCTAATGCTAATGGAACTCGCATGACAAACGTAGTAATGCACATTAAGTACACACTAACTGCTAAAGATGGGTCATTTACTAGTGGATCAACTATAGGCGAGGCTTTTGATTCAGGCGATAAGGCTTCCAATAAGGCGATGTCAATAGCTCTAAAGTATTTCATCATGCAGGTCTTCATGGTTCCAACTGAAGATATAGACGATCCAGACAACCACGATACAGCTGGCAAGATACCAGTTAAGAAACCAGAGGATCCTAAAAAAGAAGCACCTAAAAAGCCTGAAGTTAAAGGCTCTGACTGGGTTAATAAGCGTCCAACTCCGGCTATGATCACACGTCTCTTTGCAATTGCAGGTGAACGCAAATGGTCAAACGATCAAGTTAAAGCCACGATGAAGGCTACTTGGAATGTAGAATCAACAAAGGACCTCACAGTCACCCAGTACGATTCTCTAGTTCAAGTCATACAATCTATGTCCCCGCCTGAGATCGTTTAATATGAGCCATCCTAGCGCGTTTCAAGAGTCATTAGACCTAAGACAGCTAATCATTCAAGAACAAGGGCGGCAATCTGTCGCCCAACATAAGCAAAAGCTAATTAAAGAGCAGATCCAAAGTCTAGAGATAGAGCTGAAGCTATGGGAGAATGTTTACGCCACTAGTCAATTTAAGATTGAAACGATGAATGAAATTCTTAGGGTTGGTGAGATTTGATTTTACAAATCATCAGATCTTAGCTATTCATAGACCTAGAAAAAAGAAAACCCAGGAAGATGGTCCCCCTGGGTAACTTAAAAGATTGCTGAATACATATCTTTTAAGCCAGCTTCGTGGCTCAAGCAAGTATTTTTTCAGATAAATTCAAATAGGTCAGAACGTGACGGTGAGGGGTTGCCACTAAACCCACTTAAGGTGCAATAACCGTTGCACGCGCCTTAAGCCAATAGTGGCGGGTTCTGCTTTGCCGACGTGGTGAAGGTGGGTGTTACCTGAACATATCAGGATAGGCTTGAGCAAATAGCTTGTATGTCTAAAGACCGAGACTGATAAAACGATTGAAATGAATCGGCTGGCATAGCACCAGTGTCTTGCGAGGGAAGATCAGGTAAAGCTTCAAGAGCTAACCACTGACCTATTACGGGATGCTTTGTCTCGGCGGTGAATGTGGATGAATGGAACAACAAAAGGAGAAGGTATGAGTGAGATAGTTTTAAAGGAGTTTGAAGGTAAAGAGCTTAGAACTCAAATAGATGATAAAGGTCAAGCTTGGTTTGTTGCTAAAGATGTATGCGAGTGCTTAGGCTTAACGTATATATCAAAAGCAATTAAAGGTGTTGATGATCGAGGCAAGGGTATGATTTCAATTCACACCCTTGGTGGCCAACAAGAGGTTCTAGCCGTTACAAAGTCTGGCTTATATGAACTTACGTCTCAATCAAGAAAACCAGTTGGTAAAAAGTTTAGATCTTGGGTTAATTATGAAATCTTACCAAGTATTGAGAAATCTGGGCAGTACTCAATAGGTCAAGACTCTATGGACCTTGAATTGATGAACGATCCAGACGTAAAGATGATGCGTGAAATGGTACAAAACACCATACATAGAAAGAAACAAGAATTAATCAATCAGCAACTTAAGATAGAAAACGCTGTTTTAAAGTCTAAAATTGATAATGTGGATAACACTGTTCATCAGTTACTTAGACACCGAAAAGGTAATGATCCGATACCAAAAGGAATGATAACACTCAAGAAACTACGCTCTAAATACTTCAATGGTGTTAATGAAGCAATTGTTTCTGAGTTTCTTTCTGCCATATCTCACAAGTCTGAACCATATACCTACGTTGTTAATGGCGTGGAATATCCTACTTTTTGTTACCTAGAAGAAGGTCTAGCAAATATATCAAGAGCATTCTTTTCAAGCCTTGAGTTTGTAAATGACATGCCTAAAAATATACGAGTACAACATGAAATGATAGATGGGACATTCTGGCTTTCAAAAGAGACAACACCTATATACATTCAAGATCAATTATTAATACAAGGAGAAATCAATGGACTTTAAATTGAAATGCACACTAGGTAAAAATCTATGGGTTAGTCACGATCAAACAAGTAGACTAGTTCAAGTCGTTGAGAAGATACCACATAAAGACTTTACTAAGAGCTGGGCTATATGGCTTAAGACTGAGATGTATCCAGAGGTTGAATATTTAATCGAAGGTTATATCTCTGAGGCACCCAATAAGGGCTTTATGAACGAACAAGGCAAGGTTGCGTACAAAGCTAACTTTAATGCTATGACCGTCATACCTCTTGATGAAAAGCATGCATTCCCAGATGCTACTGAATACGATCCTTCATTAGAAAACATTCCTTTTTGATATGATACCACTAGAAGAAACTATTAAAGAAATAAACATTATCTTAAACAAGGACCGTGACGATTTTCGTGACGGTTACGCTTTAGAATACCTTTACAAAGAAGGATTGCTAGACATTCGCCAGCTTAAATCTCTTAATCTGAGAGGCGCAGGATATACAATTGATAAAATAGCAAAGGAATTAGTTAATAATAAAACTAAAACAAGAGGTATTAAAACATCCCTCGCAAGGTCAATCTATAACTCCGCAGTATTAAAAGTTAAGTATGCTCTAAGGAATAGAATGACGTGTAACAAGATAGAGTTTACTGATCGTGAGTTTAGAAGAATGTTTTACGGGTCTATTTAGTATGGACCTATTTGATTTTAATCACTTAGAACCAGTAGGTGAAACTCTTGAGTCGTGGTGTAAAAAATATGGATTGCGTGTTAAAGAAGAAAAATGCTTTGGATGTGATGAAATAGTTAAAATGGATGTCCCTGCTTTTGGTAAAGAGTGGCGAGGTTTAGTAGCTGGGCCATGTAAATCATGCGGCAAGGTTAACAACTTTCAACACTTCGTTTTAACTAAAGATTCAACTGGCCACCCGTTAATAAATTTATTATCATGAAAATATCATGGTCCTCCCTGTTATTGTTAAGTTGTACGGGTAGCAGTAGGACGTTGTATGGATGCCGCTACCATCTTGATATACAACGTCTAGGGTTATTTATAAATCTTTTACAAAGACCTATCGCGTAATATAATCTTATTTACAAATAAAATCATGTTGTGTACTTCTAATTCAAAAGAGGTTATATGAATTACTTAAAGAAATTAAGACTAGACGCTGGTCTTACTCAAAAACAAGTGTCAGATGCAGTTAAGTTATCAAGTCCGCAATTTGTCTACTCGTGGGAGATGAAAAAAAACATCTATCCTTCTAAAGCTATGATTAAAAAGATAGCTCCATTATATGGCGTTAAATGTAAAGACATAGCTACTTATATTGTAGAGGGAAAACAGAAAAGAATTGCAGATACATATAAGGATTTACTCAAATGAGATATTTAATCTTTGTAGCGTTCTTTATGTTCCAACCAGCCTTTGCAATCGTTGAATGTGAATAGACTCCTGATTGGAAAATGTGTGATAAAAGGGCTAAGAAGAAATCGAAATAATATTTGCTTGCGAGCTGTGGCAAGTAAAAAACAGCCTAACAGGGTGGAATGCCCTGCACTTTTTGAGGGGATGAATATGAAAATAAATAAAAAGATTATAGAGAAACTTACACCGTGCAAAGATAGATTTGACAATTTTTTGAATCAATATCCAGATTTCAAAGGTGATATTAAAGACTTCGTCTTACTGGATAAAATTACCTATTCTGATAAAGTGTGGGTAGTTACTAGACTTTTCACAAAAGAACAAAACGTAAAATGGTCACTGTTGTGCGCCTCAAAAGTGTTGTCTATTTTTGAGAAAGAATATCCAGATGATAAAAGACCACGGCAGGCATTAGAAGCTTGCGAAAATTGGTTAAATAATCCGAGCGATGCTGCTGCTAATGCTGCTAATGCTGCTGCTAATGCTGCTTATGTTGCTGCTAATGCT